ACTAATCAGACAATTAATGTCTAAATCACCAAATAAAGGCAAATAAAATGACTTTCAATACTGCATATCCAAAAAAACGAGTAAGACATCAAATAACATTTGATAAAGCAGAAATGCAAACAAAACAATCACATCGAGATGAATGCGATGTCAACCAAATCGTTTCAAGATTTGAAGCAACTGGAGTAATCCAGCACCTAAATAACCATCAACGCAACTATGGCGATATCGACGGAACAGACTTCAAAGAAGCAATGGACCTAGTCGCAGACGCCAAAACAATGTTCGAAGAACTACCCTCTGACATTAGAACAAGGTTTAAAAACGACCCGTCAAGGTTCCTCGATTTCATGGCTAACCCTAAAAATGAATCGGAGATGATAGAACTAGGCCTTGCCACAAAAATCGAACCTGCAGAGAAAATCCCCATCGACGTAAAAATCGTCGAAACGGATAAAAAACCAAATGTCAAGGAAAAAATCGAAGATTAAATAATGGCGATTTCTGGTGAGAATTTCATATTCTCGCTAGAAATTGTCTATAAAAAGTACAGTTCCCACTTGATGTAACTGTACGGACTGACACTAAATCAGTCCAAAAGCTTGAAAAGCTCAAAAACAAACACTACTATCCGACTTACCAGTTCCCGATCTGGTTGGACCCTCCGGTTACACAAAATCGGATTAACTCAGGAGCAAATTATGCGACGATCAAAAATGTCAAAACCACGTTCAAAACGGTTATTTAAAAAAACCGCTTCACGCACTCACAAAAAAAACACGTCTCCCCGACCGATGAGAGGCGGTATTCGCTTGTGAAACCACAATACCTAGGGGCCGGCACTGTCGGCCCTTATTCGTTACAGGAGACAACAGACGATGCCTTGTTATCATCCACTGGAAGCTTACCAAATCCCTCCATCAGGTGGTGGCACGACCTCAAAGATTGTATTCAGCAAATCTCAGACGCGAACGGGTATAAAAATCAAGTTACCTTGTGGCCAATGCGTAGGATGTCGACTCGAGAAATCCAGACAATGGGCGATTCGCTGTATGCACGAAGCCTCGACCCATCAAGACAACTGCTTCATAACGCTTACGTACGACAACGACAACTTACCCTCAGATCACAGCCTCCACCACCGACATTTCCAACTATTCATGAAGCGCCTCAGAAAGCACTTTTCTGAGAAAAAATTCAAATTCTATATGTGCGGTGAATACGGTGAACCAACACCAGAAAACGATTACATCGCAAGACCTCATTATCACGCATGTCTTTTCGGCCTAGACTTCAACGACAAAATATTATGGAAACAAGAAAACGGATATGATCTTTACATATCAGAAATACTCACAAAAATTTGGGCAAAAGGACATTGTTCGATAGGGACAATGACATTTGAAAGCGCAGCTTATTGCGCAAGATACATACTCAAAAAAATAAAAGGTAAAGATCTAGAAAAATTAGGTGAAAACGGTCTATATCCATATGAGAAATATTCACCCGATGGATTGGAAATTTATAAATTACAACCAGAATACTCACGACAATCACGTGGTGGTTCACAAAAAGGTTCATCCGGAATCGGAGCTTCTTGGATAACAAAATGGAAAAATGACACCTACCCATCAGACACCGTCATAAAAGAAGGCAAAGAATTCAAACCACCACAATATTACGACTACGTAATAAATAAAACAGACCCTGAAACTATAAATAGGGTCAAAGAAAAAAGAAAACAGAAAAATACCAAAAACTTAAAAGATCAGACTCCTGAGAGATTGCGCACTCGGGAAAAAGTCAAACTTGCGCAAATTGAAAATCTAAAGAGGAAACTATGAAACATGAACTGTTCTCAATCTACGATGAAAAAGCAGAATCATATTTACCGCCATTCACATTACCAAACGTACAAATGGCCAAACGGGAATTCGCAAGCTGTACTAATGATACTACTCATAAATTCTGTGCACATCCCAACGATTTTATATTATACAAAATCGGAGAATTCGATGACTCACTCGGAACTATCACTCAAGACAAACATGAAAATCTCGGATATGCGAGAGAGTATAAAACGGCACCGCCTGAAATAGATGATCTATTATCAAAACTTCAGACTGCAGTAAATAAAATACAGGAGCTATCAAAATGAAATCAGTAATGACACATCAATTTTCGCAAGTACCAAAAGCCGAAATACCACGGGCTTCATTTGACAGATCTCACGGATTAAAAACCACCTTCGATTCTGGCGATCTAGTTCCAATATTCGTTGACGAAGCACTCCCTGGCGATACATTCAATGCAAAAATGACTGGATTTGCCAGAATGGCAACACCTATATTTCCAGTAATGGACAATTTATACATGGAAACCTTCTTCTTCTCTGTCCCCTATAGACTCGTATGGGACAACTGGCAAAAATTCAATGGAGAACAAATAGACCCGGGCGATTCAACAGATTTCACAATACCAACATTGCCACTTCAAACACCAACAGTAGGTTCCATATTCGACTATATGGGAATACCACCGGGTCCTTTCGATAACCCAATAAACGTCAACACTCTCCCATTTAGAGCTTACAATTTAATATGGAACGAATGGTTCAGAGATCAAAATCTACAAGACTCTATTACGGTCGCAAAAACAGACGGACCCGACAGTAGCGGTCTATATGAATTAAAAAAACGTGGCAAAAGACACGATTACTTCACCTCATCTTTACCATGGCCTCAAAAAGGAGACTCAGTATCAATACCTCTAGGTACATCGGCACCAGTACAATCCGGACCTAATCAAGTAGAAGGTAACGCAGTAGGAATTAAAGTTCCCGGAGAAGGGGCAAACCAGTACAGAAGACTATCCGCAGATACAACGGATGTAGCGATCGATAGCACTACATTCACAGCAAGTGAAGTCCTTACTGCCGATTTAACAAACGCAACAGCCGCTACAATTAATCAATTACGTCAGGCATTCCAAGTGCAGAAACTATTGGAGAGAGACGCCCGAGGCGGAACAAGATATACAGAAATAATACGAGCACATTTCGGTGTATCTTCACCTGACCAACGATTACAAAGACCAGAATATCTAGGAGGCGGTAGCAGTCCAATAAATATCATGCCGGTAGCACAAACAACGTCAACAGACGCAACAACACCTCAAGGAAATCTAGCAGCTTTTGGTACCGCTCACCTTAACAACCACGGATTCACAAAATCCTTTACAGAACACTGTTTCGTAATCGGACTAGTTAATGTTCGAGCAGACTTAACGTACCAACAAGGTCTATCAAGAATGTATACCAGAGAAACACGCTACGATCACTACTGGCCAGCACTGGCCCATATCGGTGAGCAAGCTATCGAAAACATCGAAATATATACTCAAGGAAATTCAGCAGACCAAGACGTGTTCGGTTACCAAGAACGTTATGCCGAATACAGATACAAACCATCTCAAATAACTGGAAAAATGCGATCAGCAGCAGCCGCCAGTTTAGACGCATGGCACCTATCACAAGACTTTGGAAGTCTTCCTGTGCTAGGGGACACATTCATCCAGGACAATCCACCAATGGACCGAGTTCTTGCAGTCAACACAGAACCGCAATTCATATTCGATGGATACTTCTCACTAAAATGTGCACGCCCTATGCCGTTATATGGCGTTCCCGGCAACATGGACAGATTCTAATGGTCTGGGGCGCAGTAATTGCCGCAGGTGCCTCTTATCTGGGCGCCCGTAAGCAAAATAAAGAAAACAAGCGCGAGGCTGCTAGAAATCGACAATTTCAGCAAAAAAATTCAGATACCGCGCATCAACGTGAAATAGCTGATTTAAAAGCTGCTGGACTTAACCCAATATTATCCTCCAAATATGGTGGCGCTTCGACGCCTGGAGGAAATATGGCAAGAATAGAAAACGAAATGGAACCAGCAATAAATTCAGCACAAAATCAGCGGAGGCTAAAAGCTGATTTAAAATTACTAAAAGAGCAAACAGATAAAACGCACCAAGATCGAATTACTCAATCAAAATTGGGTAATTTATATACAGTGCAAAATCAAAAGGCAGCAATGGAAACCAAGCTACTTGAGGCACAATTACCCGAAGCTGAAATCAACGCTGCATTTTATGATTCTCAGGGAGGTGAATTTATGAAATTAATGCAAAAATGGGGCATAACGCCATCAACTGCAAAACTAATCAGACAATTAATGTCTAAATCACCAAATAAAGGCAAATAAAATGACTTTCAATACTGCATATCCAAAAAAA